TTCAACACCATATACAGAAATATATGAACAGAAATAAATTAATGCTGTCCAAAATTCAAATTCTGAATGATGCCAACCATCTATGACAATGATTGAAGAATAAATAAAAACTGAAAATAAAATAAGATGATATCTAAATTTCATTGTTTTTCCTTTTTATTTGTTAAATTGTTCATTTCTACGACAGTGTGTTTTTTGTTTATAAGTTAGTATTAGTTAATATTTGGTTTAATTCATCAACAGTATCTTTTTTAAGTTCAACTCTTGATGCGTTGTAGTTATCGCCAGTTTCCATTTTGTAGACACTTTTGAAAGTTTCTTGAAGTGTTTCCAATAAAGGATTCTCGTCTTTTTCTATTTGGTTTTTGATTGATATCTTTTTACTGCAATCATACGAAGAATTTTCATCTACGCCTTTTTGCTTATAATCTCTCAAAATAGGTTTGATTTTATCTTCAAGATATTTATTTTTTTGATATATTAAAGATTCACAAACTCCGCAAAGTGTACGAATGAATCTTTTATATTCGGATTCTTTCTTCCATTCTTGGTCATACTTCATTGAGTTTATATAGTTTTGCTCGAACCATAAGCCCAAAGTTGATACTGATGATAGTAGCATATCTTCAGATACTTTGTTTTTATGGTTAATTTCTTTTACTTTGTTATTTGTAGTCATAATTTTTACTCCTACACTCTGTCGTAGAAATTTCCCTGACAGGGTGAGCAAAAAGTAGAACATATTATTTTAAAATCTATTCAACAACAATCGGGAGTTTCGCGAATGAATGACACCACCACCAATTAAGGTGGTGTCAGAAGGACTATTGTTGTTGACGGCTGTCCGCCGTTGGAGGACAAAAGGGCGAAGCACCGAAATACCTATAGATTTTAAAATAATATTTCGTCACGATTGCCACCCTGTCAGGTAAATTTCGTTTCTTTTTTTTATTCATACACTTCTACCTGTTTATGGGAGTCAGAGGGGTTTTTGCAGGTTTCTTAACCAAAAACCCTTCTGATATAAAGGGCGGGGGTAAGGGGTGTCAAACCCCGTAAGTTGTAAACAGGTATGTTGACTTTTTTTACAGTAGCTGATATATGAAGATTATGTCCGTTGCAATGAAAGAAAGCAATCAAATTACACCCAAAGCAAAGAAGTTAGTTGATACTCTCGTATCCACAGGATGTACAATAACTGAAGCGTCAAAACTCGCAGGATACAAGGGAAATAGTTCCAGAGTAAGTGCGAGTCGTATGCTACGAAATCCAAAGGTACAACAGTATATGTTTGAACAGATACAACATAACCTTGGGATGAGTGCAGTTAAAGCACAATCAAGGTTACTTGATCTATGTTCAGGTGCGAAGTCAGAGTATGTACAGTTAGAAGCAAGTAAGGATATACTTGATAGGGCAGGATTCAAAGCACCAGATAAGCACCAACATATGGTCAAGGGTGATTTTAGTATAAACATAGACTTGAAGTAGTCTACAGTACGATTACATTGCTGTGCAATGTTCGTACACATAAAGGTGGCATTTTGTATTGGTACACCCAACCCTGTAGCCGAACTTTTTAGAACACAGCTATTGAACCAATAGGGGTTCTAAAAAACTGAGGCTGACATATACAGTAAGGGGTACTCACTCGTTAGAGTCGTTCAAGGTTCGTTGCCTGTTGTAATTTTTTTTTTTTTCTGTTAAGGTTCTTGTATGATTACATACTTAATAGTATCTACAATGATACAAATAACTTTACACATAATCTTCTAATGCCATCACCGGCTTGGCAAAGAAAAGCAGGAAAGAATCCTAAAGGAGGATTGAATGCAAAAGGTCGTGCATCTTATAAAAGACAAACAGGTGGTACATTAAAAGCACCGGTCAAGTCTGGAGATAATCCTAGACGGGCATCCTTTTTAGCACGGATGGGAAATATGCCGGGGCCTGAACGAGATAGCAAAGGTAGACCAACTCGTTTACTTTTGTCATTAAGAGCGTGGGGTGCCTCAAGTAAAGCTGATGCAAGACGTAAAGCCAAAGCAATGTCAATACGATTAAAGAATAAAAAAAAGAAAGGAAAGAAATAATGCCCGGATATAAAATGCCAAAAGCACCAAAAACTAAAAAGAAAAAGAAAAAGAATTACTAATGAAACGTGTTAAACATTATACCAAAGATGGTAAAGTTCATACAGGGGGTTCACATAAGATGCCTAATGGGGATCTTCATTCTGGAAAGACACATACATCTTCTAGTAAAAAATTATTTCACTTTAAAGATTTGTCAGCCAAAGTAAAAAGAAAAGTGCTTATGTTGACAAAAAAGAAAAAGCAAGGATAATAACATTATGGCAATGTCATACAATGAATATTTAAGAAAGAATCCTACTGACTACAAAGCAAGGGCTATGGGTAGAAAAAGATGGGAAGCTACACAGGGTGCTAAACAAAAAATGAAAGTTGGCAAGGATGGTAAAGTACGTATTTCTACGAAAGACGATCCAAAAAAATATCCATCATATTCTGAACAAGCTAAAGGTCAAAGTAAAAAATCTACAGGAGGTAGGGGAAAAGATACACAAGAAACACAATATGACAGGATAAGAAAAAAAGGACAAACAGGTACACCTTCAGGTGAAAAAGCACGAGAAAGCCAATCAGCAGATGCTAGAAAAGGCGGTAAAAATACATTATTAAAAGTCGTAGGTACTCCCGCACTTTTAGCTTCTATTGGAAAAATTGCAACAGATGCACAAAAAATTGGTAAAAAACCTGCTATTGAAGATAAAAGAAAAAAACTAGCTATTACAGATCGTTCTAAAACTATGAATGTAGATAAAGAAGGAAATGTAAAACAAGGAAGTAATGAACAACCAAAACCTAAAGAATCTAAAAAAGAAAAAGCAAAAAAGGTAGCTAAGAAAATAAAAGATAAAGCAAAATCTGCCGGTAAAAAAGTTTTATCAAAAGCAAAATCTGCCGGTAAATTTGGTAAAACATTGCTTAAAGGTGGATTAAAAAGAGTACCACTTGTTGGTAATCTAATGGCAAAAAAAGCAGGAGCATCATCACTAGAGGACTTATCAGTAGAACAACTTAAAAAGATGGGATTGTCAGATGCCCAAATCAAAAAACTTAAAGGACAATAAGTATCAAAAAAACTATTATGTGTTATGGAATATATACCATACACTTTTAGCTTTATTTTTAGGATTAATTGTTATAATAGAATTAATTGAACTAGTGAGGTATTGGTGAATAAAAAATTAGAAAAAAATAAAAAAGTTGCCCAAAGTATGGAAACGTCAAGACTTGCAGAACTTGAACGCCATAGAGAAAAACAAATAAAAGATTACGCAGAATTTAAAATGATACGTGGTCATTCTAAAGAAAAAGCATACGCAATGGCAAAACAACATATTTTAAATAGTAATGAGTAGAGATTATAAACACGAGTATGATTCTTTCCAATCATCTTCTTCGTCAAAAAAAGATCGTGTAAAAAGAAATAGAGCAAGACGACGTGCTCTTAAACTAGGTATCGTAAAAAAAGGCGATAATAAACATATTCATCATATAGATGGCAACCCACAAAATAATGCACCAAGTAACTTACGAGTGGTAACAGCATCATATAACACAGCAAAAAAATGAGTTCAGCAAAGAAAAAAAATCCGTCTTTATGGAAACGTATTGTAGCTAGAATAAAAGCACAAGCATCACACGGAACTGCGGCAGGTCAATGGTCAGGAAGAAAAGCCCAAGCCGCCGTCAAAGCATATAAAAAAGCAGGAGGTGGATATAGTGGTGCTAAAAAAAAATCTAACTCATTATCTAAATGGTCAAAACAAAAATGGCGTACAAAGTCAGGAAAAAAATCATCAGAAACCGGAGAACGTTATTTACCAGAAAAAGCCATTAAAAAATTATCATCAAAAGAATATGCGAGAACTACGGCTAAGAAAAGAAAAGATAAAGCGAGTGGAAAACAATTTAGTAAACAACCAAAATCTATTGCAAGAAAAGTAAGGAGATATAGAAAAGTATGACAATATTTACTAAATATTCTATTAGAGAAATAGATACACTCCGTACTGTTGTTAAATCACAACATATGAAACATTATCCAAAAGAGTTGGTAACAAACCACGAAGCTGATAGAATCATAGAATCTCTATCTGAACAAGCTAGAGAAAAGTTATATGAACTAGCG